GATCCGTTCAGAGCCACGTCCGCTAGAGCGACGAACTGGAACAGTGAACCAGTGGACTCCCGCGTCTGCGGATTGACAGCGAAGCAGCCAGCCACAGTGAACACGTCACCAGCCTTGATGGTACCAGAAGCTCCGGCACCGGTGATTGCGATGGTCGTTGCGCCTTCGGTAGTCACAGCAGCCGATGTCGTGCCACCAGTAGCGGTGCGACTGCCGACAGTGAACGACTTGACCGACTGGCTCATGTTCACTTCTTCATAGCCCAGCACATTCTCGCCCATCATGCCACTCTTGAACTGGCGAGAGATCGAGTCAGATGGATTGAAGAACCCTGACAGGCCATTGACCAGCGCCGCGTTGGCAGCCGGATTCACAGTCAGGTATCGCGGAGACATTGGAGCTGCGGCTTCGTTCATCTTCTGCTGAGCCTGCAACATCACCAGAGCAGTGGCTGGGGTAGTGCCGGGGGTGCCGACACTGTTGCCAACCGATGCGAAGACGTTGGCAACATCTGCGTCGATCGAAGAAGCGAGCTGGCTGATACGAGGCTTCAGAACCCGATCCGCAAAGTCGTCCAACTGCATACTCAGTTCAGCAGAGGTGAAGTTGATGCCGACATGCTTCTGGGTGGAAACGGTCAGGGTGGTGTACTGCTCGTTGTCGTCCTGCGTTTGCAGGGCGGCGCCGTCAGTCACCAGAGCGCGATCAGGCAGGCGGATACGCAGCGATGATCCGATCTTGGCCCCTTCGACTGCGAAACTGTCGTCATACTGCCGGTTGATGTTGCGAGAGAGAACAAGATTGTTCTCCAGTATCGCCAAACCCTTGCGGGTTATCATGTCGATCGTCAGAAGGCTGTTAGCCATGGTGCATTCCTTTCAATGATGAATAAGTTCAACGATTTTGAAGCGCCTTCATCTTGGCGATTGTTCGGAGGCGGTCGGCTTCAATCCATTCCGATGTACTCATGCTCTGGATGGAACGAGGATCGGTGGTATCAGTGACACCAGGGTTGATGTTCCGAGCGCTGACCGGACGAATCGGATCAGGCGCTGATGTTACTTTCTTTTGAGGAGGCTCGGCACTCAGTTTGGCCTCGATCCTCCCGATCTCACGCGCTTGCATGAGCGGAGACATGCGAGAGATGCGATCAGATTCCTTTGGATTGCTGCCCAGCCAATAGGCCAGATCAGGTCCAATTTCGGATGCTTTGATTGTCTCAGCCATCACGTCGGTGACTCGGAGTTTCGGGTTGTATGCGACTTGCTCGAAGTCTTCATACTTGGTCCGAGCATCCTCTTCACGCTCAGCGTAGGCTTCCTCAATCTGAGCACGTTGGTTGTGAATCTCCCGCTGTGCGACCAGCTCTTCAGCCCGCCGGGCAGCCAATGCTTCAGCATAGGCAGCAACAGACTCGAATTGGTCAATGGGTGGAAGGTCCTCACGCAACGATTGCGATGCTTGCCTTTCGGTCAACTTCGCTTGCTGATCACGTTCCCACTTGCGCTGCTCTCTCGCAAGGCGCTTGCCGATCATTGCGTCGAGCTCGGCCTGAGTGAATTTCTTCTCCTCTGGCACCTGCTCTTGGCTGTTCTCGGTGATCCCCGGCTCAATTGAAGCGGTGTCCGTGGTGGCCGTCACCTCGGGGGCTAGCGTGGAGTCTACTTCCACTGAGGGGTCTAGCTCATTCATCATCTATGACTCCTTGGAGTTCCTGGTCTAGCGGGCCAGTACGGTAATGATTGTGTGTATCATGCAGTGACAACTGCCGACACATCTGACCGCAATTGTTACGAAAAGTAAATCACACCCCTTCTGTGTCGGCTATATCTGAGTCACCAGCGCAACAGAAAACGTGCTGTCTGGAGCGTCCGCCCAAAGATATGTTCCCACCGACTGGTTACAAGTAACAGTGTCGCCAGCATTCAGTAGGAACGTACCTGACGTTGACGCACCCGCAACCGCACCCGTAACCGAACCCGCAGCCGCAACCGCAGCCGCAACCGAAAACGAGTTGACGGCAATGAAAAGAATCAGGGGGTTGTTTTTGGCAGAAGTACCATATATCCCGATGGAGTACAGTCCGGTGACAGGCGCAGTAAACACGCCAGTGGCAGGATTGTAACTATTGGAATAGTTGTAGTCTACTACGTTGAATTGTTTCACACCTGCGCTAGTGGTGTTGGTTACACCACGCGCCATGAATCCGACCACACCTGTCGCAACAGGCAGTCCTACAGACATGGATGAATTCAGACCAGCGTCTACATTGTTTGTTTGCGATATTGCCAGTGGACTGACAATGGCGGAGTAGATGCCGTAAGAACACCCGTTCGCTACCTGATTGTACTGGTCATCGCCCCCACCGAACACGTTGTCTGTTACGTGAGTGTACCTGGTAGAACCGTATAAGAACACAGATGCTGCGTATGTTCCATCAGTATCCGCACCGCTTGCCAGACTTGCGTATTGGCAATTATAGTCACGAGCAATATTTCCAGTTATCAGGGCACCCCATACACCACCAAGTGATATTGGGGCCCTACTGTATCCACTGAACACGTTATTGGCCAAATTCAGTGACGACACTACTAATGTTCCGTCACCCGAATCACCGACAACAACAGCATGGCTCGATTTTCGCAGACCGTTGAACACATTGTCCGAGATATTGACATTCACCAGATAACTGGTCCCGACCTTACCGAACTGCAAATCGTACTGCGAGCTTTGGTCGAACGTGTTGTCAGTGATATGCACGTTGCGTGACGGATGGAGTGAGTATACGAACACCCCAACACTACCGGAATACCTGACAAGGTTTCCAGAGAACACCAGCATGTCAATACCATCCGAATAAAAGTGATTCCTTGGCCCGATGGCCTGTGAGTGTGTCACCGAACCGTATGGACCATACACGACTGGTCGCGCACTGCTTTCTAGACCGTTGAACGTGTTGCCCGTGATGTGATAGTTCCACGGAGTTCCATGAGTTGCACTGTAGATGACACCGACTGAATACTCACACTCTTGTAAATCATCGGCAGCGAGATCCCAAATCCCAAAGAAATAATTGTTATAGACATGGTTTGAATCACCACCGTGAAATACTACGTGATGAGCCTTCCAATCAAATTTGCAATCACGCACAATGCACGTTCTGGCACCGTGCATCCGAATAAATGCACCATCGAGAGTGTCCTTGTATTGAAGATTGGTCGTTGAAGGGTCGACCGGAGAGCGGTCAACATAAAACGACATGTGGGATACCTCTGACCCATAAGCGTAGTCGCCTGCGTCAGATGGACTACCAAATACAAATAAATTGTCGAAAGTGGACGCGAGTTTAATGAAGGACGTGGCGCGTCCTTCACCGGTCAAGCTGGTGCGCTGCGGGACCGTCACTGTCCCAGATACGAGATACACACCCTTCGGAAAAAATATGGTTCGTCCGGCCCCAACAGCCACAGCATTTCTAATTGCTACGGTGTCATCCGTCACGCCGTCACCCACAGCGCCAAAATCTTTGACGCTCATAAATTGAGACAGCTTGTCTTCAGTTGTGGTGGCAATGCTGCCTATGAACGGAGGAACATATGCAACTGTCGATGAGTCAACGGTTGAGCCAGATAGTTGAATCGCGGATGTGAACTTAACCTTGGCGCCAGCCGACACACCAGTGGAGAATGTCACGGTGGTGCTGTCGGTCTCGGTGTAGTCGATACCCTCATACTTGTTCACCCCGTTGACATAGACCATCAGACTATTGGTGCCCGGAGTGTACGTCATCGATGTGAGCACGAATACTGTCTGACTCGCCGTGGCCGTTTGAACCTCTGACTCTGCTGCGTAGTTCACAAAGTTATAGTTGATGCCGGCGATCTGATCCCATGTCGCCAGCAGCACGTCGGCACTTGTCTTCAGGACGAACTTGTAAACCTGCCCATCTGACAGCCATATTTCACTGCTGCCTGGAACACGACCTGCCGAGTCCAGCACAATGGGGTTGGTGTGAAATGCTGCACCACTGCTACTGGTGTACGTCGCTTGCGGGGTCGTGGTGCCAGCAGAGTAGGTGTACAACTTGCCACCCGACAGCGGGTTGCCATTGTTGTCAAAGAACTGGGCACCAGCGCCACCAACAGGAGAGAGGAACACTGTCATGTCAGGCTCCCAGGTCGCCGGAAAGCAGGAATGTGTTGGCGACGGGCATGACCACATCAATTACCGCGTATTGCCCCGCTGTACTGAACAGACCGGAGCGTGACACCAAGGTCTGACCGTTGGGTGCGACTGTGACCTTGCCTGCACCGCCTTGAATGATGGTGCACCTGTTGGCCGGTCCCAACCCTGCCACGCAGTTGACGGTTACTGGAGTGGCCGACGTGAAATAAATCACCTTGCCCTTGTCATTGTCCGAAAGGTTATAATTTGTACTTGTAGTGGTAATAAACATCTTCGTCACCAATTGCCGAAACGATAACTTTTTTGTGATACCACTCTGAACAACAGGAATATAGTCAGTCGTGCTATTCGTCATCCCCGATGACGCCGGAAGATCAGAAATTTTCACATCAGCCATAGTTCACTCCTAAACCAGAATAAAGCCACCATCTTCCTGGACGATGTTGTCACCATCCTCGGTGGCGGCAAGGTTATTTTGTACTTGGTCTCGACCATACCCCGAGAACAAGGAGATGATGCCACCTATCCCGATAGCAATGCTGTTACGAATACCAACACCCAGACTCATCGGATGTTGATCGGCTTGGCGTAAACGGTTCCGGCAGTCGACACCTGGAGGACACTGACTTGCCAAGTGCTGCCAGATTCAGTCTGCGGTGCGTAAAACGGCACTGGGGTGTACGCAGGGATAGGGGTGCTGGCAGTGGTGGCCGTCACCCCCTTGCCAACGGCGACATACACGTCCTGGGTGCACCACACCATCACGCCTTGAGGACCAAACGCCCAAGGCCCGAGGGTTACCGCCGTAGCCCCAGTGGCGGCAGAAGCTGCCGGGAAGTCCACATCGCTGAGAGGTCTCAGAAGCTCCATTTCAGTTCCTTTGGAGTAAAGGTTGTTGTTTCAACACCTCATGAGAGTATCACAGGGTGGGTATGTCAGTCAAGTCAAGACCAATTCGTCGGAGACACTTCTTGCTGGACCTGCTCAGTAGGCTCCATTGCATCCTGCTGCGGAGCCTCTTGCATCTGGGGCGCGCCTGCGCTCAGGTCACCAGCATCCACCGCAGCAGCAATGGTCCCCATCACGATGTCCTGAATCTGCTCAGGTGTCATACCTGCCTGTACTGCACTGATTCGCTGCGTCTCGGCCTGGTACGCCTTGATCTCGGCCTCGAACTGCTTGATGTGCATCTCCTTGGCTTCCATCGATTGCTGAACGTTCTGCAACATTTTGAACATCTGCTGCATCTCGGCGTTCATTGCCTCCATCTGCTGATTGGCTGCAACCAGAGCAGGGTTATCCTCATCAGCCATGACCTTTGGATCAAGCATCTTCTGAAGCCGCTTGGCAAGGTCCTGAGCACCCGGCCAATCCATGTTCTTGACGAATAGGTCACCGGCAACCTGCCACAGTTGCGGGTTGCCTTGCAGCAATTGAGCCATCGACTCAAGCGCTTCTTGCCGCTTGGTGGCGTACCCTGGACCAGTGATAACCCGCACGTCGTACTTGCCTACGCGGGGGTTGTATATCTTGTCAACCACCACACCACCCGGTCCCATGATCTTTTTGACCGGCTCCTCTTGATCCGGGTTCATCTTGACCGTCGACGGTTCACCATCTTCACCGAGGATTCTGGCCACCCGTGCGGTGTCGTAAATCTTCGGGATCAGGTCTACCAATTGGCGACCGATATGGCGAACCGCACGCGCCAGGTTGTCAGCGTAGTGGTATGTGCCAACATCTGATTCGCGCTGTCGAGCGAGAATCGCCTTGCCAGAGCGCTCATTGCTGGTCATGCCCAGCGATGCGTTGTATTGACCAGTCGTCGACTTGATGTCTTCCGATGCACCTGCCTTGGCTTGCAGAAGACCGCTGGACGCCATTGGAGGCTGCGCCCGTTGAGGCAGTGGAAGCACAGCACCCTGGCCATCGGTGACATCCGGGTTTACTTCCAGATACGGCCAGTTCTGGGTGTTGGCTGTTTTCCACTGCTGCTCATACCCCTCGAACTGACCACCGTACCCGATAAAAGGTGCCTTGGGGGCCAGTGCCAGCATCTCGGCTTCTTGAGAGCAATTGTGAGTAGGCACCATGCCTTCACCAGCCAGGAATAGATGGTTGTCGCTGGCAACGGTGATGCACTTCACCGGAACACTGGCAACTCGCTCAACTGTCGCGATGCCGAATCGCGTGGTACGCCGAGGATGATGCAGTCGGTCAATAGTCCGCGCAATCTTCCTTGTCAGATTGAACACCCTCAGATCATCACGACACGAGAACGATATCTGCCAGTGATCCGCGCCATGGTATGTCTTCCCGTTCGGGGAATTGATCACACGCCCATCGCGGGCAACCACCCCGAACTTGACACCAAGCGATCGCAACAACTCGCAGATTCCATCTCGGAGCGTCGGGGATGTGGTAGAGATCGAGCACTGCCCATTCGCGCCAACCGACCCGTCTGTGTCCATCAGCCCGCGAAGCAGTTCCAGCCGATCCTCGATTGATGCTCTGAGGTAGCAGTCCGGAACGTGCTTGTTGCCGAGCAGATTGAGAGCAACCATCTCAGATCGAACACCGTATACGCTGAACCTGCACGCCGTGGACGATGCGCGCAGGTTGCCGGCGTCCAGCCCGCGAGATACGAGAATATCAATCATCTCATCAGCGTCCGCCTTGTTCTGAGTGATGATTGGACCACTTGAATCACCATCTCCCAACCACACTCCCACGAAATATGGGTCAAGTGGTACCGATCTACTCGTCTGGAGGGGTCTTGTCACACGTATGAAATCGTCACCCGGTACCAGATCGCGGGTAGAGACGGTCAATGGTGACCATTCAAACGTGGCACTGGTGCGCTTTCCTCTGCGCTCCACTCGCCATTGATGGTTCCCGCTGGCGACAATGGACGATCCATCATCAAACGTCACCCTGTAGCAGTCCTCGTTCAAAAATACAGCGGTTGTATCAACCACTTCAACAGGAGCACCACACTCGTCAAATACCTCGTCACCCGGACGCAGTTCACCAATGGTCGACCACCCGTGGGGGGTCGGGACGGGGGTGTCGAGAGCAAGGGGCCAATAATTGTACATGCGCTGAGCATCCTTGGCGTTGCGCACCAGACCACTCACGTACAGTTGACCATCAACCTCGAACTCGTTACCAACCACCCTCACAACCGGGATGAACGATCCAGCCCATTCACTCTCCTCCAGAATCTCATAGCCGTTGGTCTTGCACCACTTGACTCTCTCACGATCTGACTGCCGGGAGCGCAGAGGCTTGCCGAACATCGCCCGCAACAGGCTGTCCTCGGGGGCACCGGCGAGCGCTGTCTGATTGCCGGGATACAGATTGAGTGTCGCCTTTTCACATTCGATGTAGAAATACTCAGCAACACGCACAGTGGTCTCACTGATCCACTGATTGATCGATGAGTCGCCTATCCCCCTTGCCGTGAGGGTGCTGATTGGCGAAGCCTTTGGGTATGCCCGTTCGTATTCATCCTTGGTCATATCATCAGTGATGAAGCACCACCGAGCATCTGCGCCAGCAGGGTCCTGGATCATTGGGTCCATGTAGACCGAGAAACTGTTGCGAATGCGCCCGATCTTGATCTCCTGATCGAACGATGTGTCATCGCAATACTCGGTCAGGATGCGAAGATAACCTTCACCATACGTGACCTGGTTCTCACACGCAGTGTCGTAGGCCACATCTGCGTCAGATGTGTACTCGATGTGGCGAATCACACCGTTGAAGACATCGGCCATCTCGATGTCACTCTTGTCGTCAACAGGGAGCACCTTGATCGTTGGCCGGTTCATCCGCTGCTCATTGGTGATCTGCTTGACGTGCTGAGGCAGCTTGTTGACGGTCAGACATGGGCGAGCACTGACGACGGGTCCTTGACTCGATCCACGGGTCTGGAGCACATCGTTCGGCCACTGCCACTGGTTGTCCGGAGACCCAGCGTAAAACCGCAAGTCGTCAAGTTCGCTGTCACGGGTTCCAGAGAGCGCTGAAATCGCCATCGTCATGCGGCTGCGCATGACAGACAACACGGAATCGTCTTTGGCAACATTCGACGCAGCCACAATCCCAATCGAGTCTGTCATTCCTCAATCACTCCGAGGGTGTGTTCTTCTCGCATGACAAGCAGGTCCTCGCCTTCCCATCGAAGGTCCTGTCCGATGCTATCCCCAAAAACTACCCTGTCACCAACCTTCACGTCTACGGCATCCGGTCCGGCAGAGATGACCACACCTGTCCCGGTATGCTTCTTCCGCAAAAGAATGAACAGGTCATGCTTCTCCATGTCTGGCCGCACAATAAGACAATCCTGAGTCGCTTTGAGCACCGCTTTCTTCTCCATTGTTGTTTCAATCCGCTCCAGACTTTTCGGCCAGGTGATGATCTTCCCCATTGTTGAATCTGACATCATGCACCCATCCAGCTTGCAGAACCTGCGCCGCTCTGAGCATTGACGCGCAGAGGTTTACGATCATTGTACTCCCGATGTGCGACAGGGAATGCAAAAGTTACAGCGATCGCATCAGCAGCGTCAGGTGACGCCAACCCACGAGCCTTCATCTCCTTCTTTCCCTCCAGGAATATGGTTCCGGCGGAGTTCGGCTTCTTCATCGGTCCGATCAGATCGGCTTTCAGCAACCTGTCCTGCGGCAAGCTGGCCGATCTGAGCCAATCCCGCATGGCTCCCCACATCTCAGCCCTTTTGTTGCCCCACATCACCGGGTTCTTCGCCTTCCAGCCAAAGTTGACACCTCGCACCTTGTACTTCTGCTCAGTGAGTCTGTCAAGAACACCGTACCCAAGACCGCCTTCATCGATCACAGTCAGCGCCGGTCGGTACTCCTCAATGGCGTCAATGATGTGACCCACGGTGGTCATTGTGTCATCGCCCCTGTATCGCTTGATCGCCACGATGTCCCGCGCACGTCGCACAACGATGACGGTTGAATCTGCCCCTCCTCGTGCCGGGTCCACACCAATTACAACAGGTGCCGTCATGTCCTTGTGCTGCGGACGCCTCATGGCGTCGTCGACCAAGTGTGGTGCGATGAACTGATCTTGACCAGACTTTGGAAAGTCCCCGTAGACTTCCACACGCGCCTCATCGGAGTCCTCACCATACTCATCGATGATCTGCTGATAGATGGTCTTGTCGGTACCTTCGACCGTGCGGGCATCGATCTTTTCGGACTCCCAGAATTCGCGCTTACTGCCCTCCACGGCCTCGTAGAAATACCCGGTGTTGCGCCGACCATTGGAGAACGCAAGCCAGTATCGGTCAGGGATGTCTTCAGTAAAGAAGCCCGCTGCAACGGACCAGATGGAATCAGGTATCCCACTGGCTTCGTCGAAAATCACCATCATGCCGTCCATGTTGTGCGCTCCTGCGTAGGCGTCCGGGTTCTCCTCGCTCCACAGCTTGCCCTCAGCTCCCCAGTACCGGGTGCCTTTCTTCAGGTCGCGCTCAACCAGTTCAGTCAACCAGTTTGCCGGGCTCAGACTCGTAGCCGTCGGCTCCCACCAGTGAGAGTTGATCGCCATCGTGACCCACTTGGTCAACTCACCCCAAGTCACTTTGCGCAACTGACTCTCGCTGTTGGCCGACACGATCACTGACGATCCGATCCGCGTAGTCAGCATCCAGATGATCAACCATGACACCAGAGCAGATTTACCGACACCGCGACCAGACGACACAGCACGACGTAGAGCGTCCATCATCTCACCATCAGACTTCTTCCCCCTGTTGTCCCGGATGACCTGTGCAACACGTCGAAGCGTCCTGCGCTGCCAGGCACGAGGGGCCTTGAAGTGCTCAAGGGGAGTGTTCTTCTGCCCCCACGGAAACGCGAACAGTACGAACGCTTCAGGGTCATCCTTGACGGTTGGGCTCCACAACTGCGACATCAGCAGTTGCTCGTCCTCATGGGAGTACCGCATTTTTTGCAAGTCATGCTCCCGGTCGATGTGAGTGGAAAATCATTGCGGCAGTCTGATACGCCACCGATGCTTGATCGGGTGTCTTGTAATACCCAAGGGTAGTGCGGCGGCGATTTACTTGAATTTCGGCTTTCCACAGCCCGCTTTTCTTGTGCAGCGTCACGCCCTTGTACCCGGACGTGTTGTTGATGTGAGCCACCTGATTCTGCTGGTTTTGACTCAAGTTCACCAGTCGAAGGTTGGTCAATCGGTTGTTTGACGGGTTGCGGTCAACGTGATCAACCACACTTGGGTACTCACCGTAGACGTGCAACCACGCCAGCCGATGCGCGTAATACTGTCGGCCGCCGATGCCGATCTTGATGTACCCATCATTTCGGCGAGTGCCAACAACATCACCAACCACAACGCGACAACGCCTCACTCTGCTGGTGAATCGCCCTGTTTCGGGGTCGTAGTCGATGAGTCGGCGCAACTCAGCAGCGGAAATGTTTTTGGTAGTCATGATGCAATTATAGCGCACTCTTGCATCAGTCGTTCTCCAATCTCGGGGTCACGTCAACCACCTCGGCCTCGATCACCCGAGCTTGTGCCTGCGCCAGCGCCTCAGTGATCGAGATTGTCCCGCCAAGCTCGATCTGCTTGGACTCACCATACCGCTTCTTGTTGTGTGCGCTCATGAGCCATTTGCGGGTATCAATTCGCAACCTATCCCGATTCACGGTGTCGTTCGATGATGGGTCCACGGACTCCAACCCATCAGCAATCTCCAGAATCTCCCCGGCAAGGAACTCTGTGCGCATCTCCTGCGCCTCCTTGAACCGTTCATGTCGCTGAGGATCACGCTTGATCCAGCGCAGAAAGCCCTCATACGACACGACGCGGGGGTCACCCTCGATCAATGACTGCAAGGATCGTCCACGATAGATGTCCTCGATCACCCGCTCGAAAATTTGCTCATACTCGACGTGCATCAAGGCTTTGGTGTCAAGTGTTGGCGCAGGCGGTTTAGGGTCCGGGAATGATAGCCAGTTCGGGAGACAGGATTCACCAGTGACAGCCATGCTCATCTTTCCCCTACCATTCAAGGACTATCCTCATCGTTACATGTTGCCCTGAGTCGTTCCGAGATTGCAAGCCCACGCAGGAAAGTGCATCGAGTTCTACGCATCGGTCATCAGTCCATACGAGTGGCGTATTCACCTGACATCGCGCAGTCATACGCAAACCTCATACCCGGTTCTATCCTTCCAATGCGCCAGCGCCATTTCCCCCGGCAAGATGGGTATCATCCGCGTCTTCTCCTTCACCTTCACAGCTCTTTCCTCACCTTGCCTTTTCTTCGCCGCTCGCACAGCTTTGCAACGACAGCAGTGCACCCTCGGACTGCGTAGTCGATCGAAATCCGTGAACTCGTCCTGATCCTCTGTCCCGCAGGTGAGACACTTGCAGTGGTGCGCAAGGTGCGCGTTGTGCTCGAATATGAGCTGGGTTCTCTTGCGTCCCATCAGCACCTCTCGTCGCACGGGCAGGCACCGCACGTCTCACATACGCACGGGGAGTAATTGCACCCGCTTGCTGCAACACCATCGCAAGTTGGTTCTCCGCAGTCGGGGCACTCTCCGTCAACAGGTTCTCCTTCGCGCGGATAATTCCACCCATCACTACACATCGTCGTCACCTCCTCTAATTATATCGACTCATCTTTGAATCAGTCCCCTTCATCTTGTCGAAGCTGCGCATCCCGGCGATGCCGAGTAGGCCGCTGACCATTGCGAACAGCACATCCCCATCGAGCACTGGCGGGATGGTGGTGCCGGCCGGCAGCGTGCCGCGTGCGATCAGGATCGGCCAGACCCACGTCAGCAGCGGGTAGAGCAGAAACTGATAGGCCATGCCGAAGCCGCCGACCCAGCCGATGAACGGTC